ATTATTTATTATTTATTGATTTTAAAAGCTAAAGAGCTAACGTAGTTCTCGAAAATAGCAAGTCTCTGCTCTTCTATTTCTCTTTTAGACATAGTATGAATTTGTTTCTTGATGTTATCAAGTTTTTCTTCGCGCCAAGTGTCTTTAATAGGATCATAGATCCATTCTACATTTTCCATGATACCTTTAACAAAAGCATCTGGAGCAGAAGGATCAGCAACGATATCAGCTGCAGTAGCAAGACGAAGATCAGATTGGACCATCATAGCACCAGTTTTATTATCTGGCTGAAGAGATCCTAAAGCACGAGAAGATACACCAAGATTAGCTCCAGATTCTAAAAGACCTCTTGCAATATTACCCATCGGTGTATTAGTAAGTTTAGCTTTACCAATAAAATTACTTCCATCACGAGTTAATTCTGTAATAATATGTGACACTCTATCTAGATTGATAGCTGGACCATCAGGATGACCTAGTTCACCGTATGCTCTGTTGTGTTTAATAGTTTCAGCAATATAACGATTAACTTCTGGCTCTAGAATATTCATTTCATAGATACGACCATTTCTATTTTTTCTATCAGCCTGTAGAAAAATACCATGAATATAATGCTGTTTTTCACCAGATTCTTTGGCTTCAGTAATATATTCTACTTGTTCTACTAGTTCTGTAATTAGCTTCATTTGATTACCTTAATTCTTATACGCAACACCAACTGCTACCAATGTAGCAGCTGTGTTATTTGAAGTTAATAAATCAGTCGGACTTTTTTCTACAATCAATGTTTCGCCACCAATAATAGACGTTGCCCATTTAGTAGTAGTATTTGTAGAATCTTTACATGTAATTAGAGCTAAAGTTGTAACTGCAGAAGCATGTGATAATTTTACTAATGTACTATTGCTATAAGAACTAAAAGTTGTTGTGTTACAAACAGATTCTGTTCCGAGTGGTTTAATAATCGCGCTCATACGTTTTGTCCTACTGCGTTATTTGATTGCTTATTTGGAAACGTAATTGGTGTTTCAGATTCTTTAGTAAGCTTACTGATTGCTTTATCAACGCCTTTACGACGATTCATAAGCTTGCCTGTATTAGATTTATCGCCTTTACCGAGAGCGTACTGACGAGAAGCGATATCTCTTACTCCTGCATGAGCGTAATTACCAAGAGTAGTTTTTGATAGTTCGTCGATATTTTCTTCTTTCATATCAGATGCTTTTTTAAAATTAACTTGATGCATACCAATTCCATGAGCAGCTTTTAATTTCTTAGCAACATATTCATGCTTACCAGTAAAAGTGTGCTTTTTACCATCGTGGTGAACTGATACAGAAACTGAATTATCAGACCACTTAGTTCCAGTAGCTTTTTTGCCAGCACTACTACCGTAAGCTTCATCAATAGTTTCTTCTTCTTTGATAGCTTTGCCAGCTATACCAGCGGCTTTCTTATGCAATTGTGCTTTACGTTGATAATCGCCAGCAATATCATAATCTTTAGGATCTTTGCTACCTTCAGCGCCCTTAAGTGCAGTTTTTGCTTTTTGCTTAGTAAGATATGCTTGATTAGAATGATGAGCCCACTTAGCAGTCAATTCACTCTGGCTTCTTTCTTTCTCGTCAAAAGCTTCTTCTTTGACAGTTTTTTCTTTCTTTTCCTGCTCCATACCCTTAGCACGGAACTTGTTAGCTTGCGCTGCACGCTTTTTAAAGATAGGTCCAGAACGACCCTGAACATCAGTCATAGCCTTTTTAGCTGCCTTGTGAGCAGCACGATGCAAAAGATCAGTTGACAATTCGTCAATCTGTTCTTCGTTTACCTTAGCATCTTCTGGCTTCTTATAGCCATGGTTCTTTTCTTTTGGGTTTGCAAGAACATGCTTAGTTGTACCCTTATATACATCATCGCCGTTGCCTACACGATCGGCATGTTTTTCTATTTCGTGTTTCTTTGCGAAATCTTCTTCGTCGCCAGCCTTTGGCTTATAACCACCAAGGTCGTTTGTAACCTTAGTGCTAGACTTAACACCTTTTAAAACTTCCTTGAGATACTTTGCCATTTAATTACCCTTGTTCTTGATCTGCTGGTGCACTATTAAATATTGTTTGTGCAATTTCTAATTTTCTAGCATCAACAGCAGCTTGAAGTTTATCTACAATTAATTCATCAAATGCTTGACTAAAATCTACTGGCTTTTGTTGAGCGCCAAACATAACCAAATCTTTCAATGAGTGTTTATTATCTTGTTCCATCACTTATCTCCTATTTATTTTTAGACATAGTTAAAGAAGCTGACTTCAATTTAGCTTCGTCACTGAGTGTTCTATTTTTCTTTTTGCTGAGTAGAGAATGTTGAGACTGAGCTGTTTGTTGTTTTTTAACTTCTTTATCATGTTCAGGATCAACAGCTACATCTTCATCTCCTGCAGCTGCAGTTTGACCCATTTCTTGCTGCTGCATATCCATCTGCTGTTCGCCCATTTCATTCTGTTGAATTAATGGATTAATCCAACGTGGGTCTTCTGAATTATTTTCTTCTTCAATTTCTTTATCCATTTCTTCAATGTCATCATCTGACTGCTGAAGAATGTTCTTACGTAGCCATTCATGCGAGTAATATCTACCAAGCATATCTTGGAAATTTCTTGCAAGGTTAATACGGTTGTCAAGAATTTCACCATCTTTGAGCTCAGTGAAATAGTTATCCTTAGCAAAGTCGAACTGAATTTCACCAGCAATATTATGCCAATCTTCAATAGTCATAATTTGTTTAAGTACAATTTGTTTCTCTAACATGTTTAAAAATAACTGAGAGAAACGACCACGAAGTCTGTTAATGAAACGGCTAAACTTTAATTCATCACGACTAACTTCTGTTGCACGTCCAAGAGAGAACAATGCATCTGAGTTAAGACGATTGATAGGAACATTAAGAGTTTGAAGCAACTTCTTTTGGAAATAAAGAACGTCGTCCATTTGTCCAAGTGTTTGACCGCCAGGTAAGGTAGTAACCTCCGTACCTTTACCACCTTCACGACGTGGTAGCCAGTAATCTTCTAACATCGTCATAAATTTGCGGTCGTCGCGAATAGCACCAGAGTCAGCATCGTAAATCAAACGATTCTTATGCTTAACCATGATATCGCGAACATATTGTTCTGCTTTCATCTTAGGAAGATTACCAACGTCAATATACCAAATACGACGTTCAGGAGCTCTTGCTAAACGATAGATAACCAATGCGTCTTCAAGTGTACGCAACTGGTTCAATGATTTAATTGCTTTGTGCATATACGAGAGAACCATTGTTCCCTGTGTGTCAGTCAATCCTGATGTAACATGAAGGATAGAGTCTTTAGCAATACGTAATCCAGTAGTGCTAGGACCAGTAACTTTGTTACCATAGTTGAAACCTTTATCATTGAAGATAAAATATTCATTCTGTGTTTTTGGAATTACGGATTCGCCATGCTCGCCACCTTTTGCTCTACGCTTGGCGATTTCACGGATCTTACGAATTTTACGAGGATCAACGTAACGAATTTCTTTAATACCAGCTTTAGTATCTTTATCATCGATAACAACATGATAATATAAACGACCATCAATATACCAACGACGCATAATTTCATAAGCATGTTTACGGAAGTCAAGAATTAATAAACAGTTTTCGAATTCTTCACGTATTTTTTTCTTAATTGTTTCTGGTACTGCAGGTAAATTATCTAGTTTAATTTCGACTAGATCTTTTTCGTCTAAGCTTACCATTTCATTTACGATTTCGTCAACAGCAGCATCAACTTCTGGATGAAGAGCCATTTCACGATATTTTGTAACTAATTCGGCTTCTGTTCTTACTGTACCATCAAGGTCAACGTATGTACCAAAACTACCACCAGCTGCAATGACGACTGCACCGTCTTCTTGCTCTTTTGGAGCGAACGACGGTGCTACATCTAAATCTACTTTACGTTTAAATTCGAAACCGAATAATTGCATTTCTTTTCCTTCAAATATAAGAGGGACTAAATTTTAGTCCCTCTCCAAATAACAAACTATATAGATTAAGTTGAAACAGGGCTAACAGCATCGCTAAGGTATGAGTTAACGTCTTCAACTGTTGGTAGCCAGTAGTCATAAGCAAATCTAACAGTGAATGTTTCGATCTGGTTAGTTGTATCCCAATCTAACTGAATTTCAGAGATATCGGTTGGGAAACCGCCAATAATAGTATACTGACGAATCAATGAACCGTCTTTACCGTACTGGATAACATCCATGTCAACCTTGTATGAATTTTCTTCTTCAGCAAATTGAGGATCACGAATGTTTGATTCCATTCTGTTAAGAGCGTTTGACCACTTTTCAAACATTGAACGAACAAGGAAATCCTCGTCGTTCATTACTGTTACTGACCAATCCTGGAATGTTCTATCTCCCTGAACCTTGATCTTACGACCAAAGTAACCAACATCGATAGACTGAATTGTAGAAGCTGGTAGTGATGCTCCACGACAAGTGAAACGGAATTTGTCCTGAGAATTCTGGTCAACTCCGATGCCTGGAGGCGGTGTCAAATACACTTCGAAAAGTGTAGGACGAGCGCCGCCCATTGTAAGACCTCTTGTCTTGAAGGTACTGATATTAAATCCTGATGCCATTGTTTTTCTCCTTAATGGATTTTAATGTATTTATTAAAACTTGCCGACGATTTCGGAGAATTGAACACCAGTTCTTACAGCAACGAAGTTCAACTGAATGAAGTTGATAGAACGTGCTGGCTTAATATAGATATCACCCCAGAACTCATTGCGATCAATTCTTTCACCAGTATTGTTTGTTCCGTCGCAAACTACCAAGAAGTCAGTGATACCACGACGACCCTGTACGTCACGAAGATATGGTGTAATCAAGCTCTTAAACTGTGCGCGAGTAAATTCATCATTGAACTCAAACAAGAAGAACTTAGAAGCAGTAGCAATTGCCTTTTCAAGAACAATAAACAAACGACGAACGTTGATTCTATCGAATGCTGATGGCTTAGACTGAAGAGTTTTATCGCCATAAAGTACTGTGCCCTGACCTGGGAATGATACTAGTGGGTTAACTCCGCTTTTGTAAAGAATGTCACGATCAGCCTGTCTTGGATTCCAACGAAGCTTGACAAGGTTCTTGATCTGACCACGATTGAAACCAGCTGGTGACCACCATGGATCGCGGCTATTGTCAGTGCGTACGCATAGACCAGCAATGTCGCCATTACATGGAACCCAACGATACACGTCGTTAAAACGATCGTACTGATACTTGTAACCAGAATCCATTACAGCATAAGAACTGTCATGAACGCTATTTCTCCACTCAACAAGCTTAACTGCTTCGTTACCAGCATTACCAGTTACTACGCTATCGTCTGGTGAAATTAGAACGATACAATCTTTACGAGGTTCACAAATATTATCAATTAGATAATTTGCTAGTTCATGAGTACCGATAGTTCCTCTTGCCTTACCCTGAAGGATAAGAGAAATATCAACATCTTCAGACGACTTGTAAAGGTCATAACCGTTAGCTAGAATACCTAGCGGAATAGTTTTTTCAT